TGGAGATATATTATCAATTAAAACAAATAAAACTCATATACAAAAAATACTTCATAATTTATTTTATGATGTATTGAATATTGACTTTAATATGTGGCCATGGATTAGAAATGTAGCTAAATATGGAGACTTTTTTCTCAAATTAGATATATCTGAAGGATTAGGAATTATAAGTGCAAGACCATTATCAGTATATGAAATTGAAAGAATGGAGGAGTTTAATCCAACTGATGGAGAATATGATATTAAATTTAGACATTCATCTACAGAACAAATGTCATATGATGTGTTTGAAATAGCCCATTTTAGAATGTTATCTGATTCTAACTTTCTTCCATATGGTAGATCAATGTTAGAAGGAGCGAGACAGGAATTTCAAAAACTAATGATGTTAGAAGATGCAATGCTTATACATCGTATAATGAGAGCTCCAGAAAAACGTATTTTCAAAATTGATATTGGTAATATTCCACCAAATGAAGTTGATTCATTTATGGAAAATATTATTAATAAAATGAAAAAAGTTCCATATGTAGATAAAAATACAGGAAATTATAACTTAAAATTTAATTTAAATAATATGCTTGAAGATTATTACTTACCAGTTCGTGGAGGTAATAGTCAAACACAAATTGATACATTACCAGGAATGACCTTTACTGGAATTGAAGATATTGATTATGTGAAAAACAAAATGATGGCAGCTTTAAAGATACCCAAACCATTTTTAGGATATGACGAAGGTGTTGAAGGAAAAACAACGTTAGCATCAATGGATATACGTTTTGCTAGAACAATTGAACGTATACAAAAAATTGTTGTTTCTGAATTAGCTAAAATTGCTATAGTTCATTTATATGCACAGGGGTATGAAGGAGAAGATTTAATTGGTTTTGAATTAGAATTAACAGCTCCATCTATAATTTATGACCAACAAAAAGTTGCTTTAATGAATGAAAAAATTCAACTTGCTGTTGCAATGAAAGATTCAAAATTAGTTTCTGATAAATACATATATGAATACATATTTAATATG